GTTTCCCAGTCACGATCCAGCAGTTAGTAAGACCACCGGATCGTGATTTATGTGTACCGATTTTTAGGCTAACGTTTTTAGCCATTACCAAATGCCAGGGATAATTTGACCAGTTAATGCATACGCTCCAAGCGCAGCCATCACACCTAGCATAGCTAGGCGACCGTTTAGTTTTTCTGCTTTTTCGTTGTGATTCACAGTGTAAGTTTCATCAGTGTACATGGTGGGTTCTTTTGCAAAGAGGTTTTGTTGTCCGTGTTCGTTGGTGGTAACAGTCATTTAGAAATCAATGTCAGAGTTTTGTAGTTTACGAATCACATCATCCCTAAAAGCAGGATCACGATCATAACGTGGATCACTCATAGCTTGTACAAGTTCTTGTTGACTGCGGAAGGATGCATCTTGTTGTGCAGCAGAACGTTGACCAGTCAATAGCTGACCATCATTACCAACAGCATCAGTATATTTACTATTCAATGCTTGTACAGCAAAGAAGATAGCATTGGGATCACCTTTACCCATAACAGAATCATACATTTGTACTTCTTCTTTAGTAAAGTTTTGACCTGCCCAATCAATCATTGACTTGTAAGCTTTTTCACCACCAACCATTTCAAACAATTGGTTAGCTTGTTCTTCACTTAGTTGTTCACCAGAAGAATCATCTTCTAGTACGTCTTCTTCTTGGGAGGTTTGCTCTTCTTGTTCGGCTTCTTCACCGGCTTCGGGTTCATCATTTGGTTCACCAAGTTTCTTTTGTAGTTCAAGGTAAGCTTTTTCTAATGATGACTGGTCCTTGAATTTACCAGCCAACAGCGGTTGCTCTGCACCCTCAAGAGACTCAGCAACCTGCAAAGAGTCTTGCTCATCAGCATTCATTTCTGGCTGATCAGCAGGTGTATCATTCATCGTAAGTGTTTCAGGCATATTATTGCGGTGGTTGTGGTGGTTGTTCTTGCTGCATCATTTGCATTGCAGCTTGTTCACGTTTCTGTTCAACAGCGGCCATCTGTGGTTCTTGTTGTTGAGCAGTCATCATCTGTTGTTGTTCCATAGCTTGAGCTTGTTCTTGTTGTAGCTCTTGCATACTCTTAACAAGATTCAATACATCAATACCAGATGCAGCAGCCAAACGTTTGATTACTTCATCAGGATTAATATATTGTTGAATAGCTTCTGGACCCATTGTTTGTGCAATGACTTGTAGGAACTGACCAAGACTTTCACGATCTTGACCACGACCAAGGGCATTAATACCAGCAACAATTGTTGGTTTAACAATACCACCTTTAGGTAAACGTGGAATCTCTCCAGTCTTTTGTGCAACAGAAAGTTTACGGTTTAGATAAGGAACAAGGAACTCAACAGTTAGTAAACTAAACAATCCACCAAGTTGTTGTTCAAGTTCCATCTGTGTCATACGTACTTCTTCAGCAGTAGTACGTTCTGATTGTCTTACATTAAGAACCAAGAATGCTTCGTTAATGCGTTGACTTAAAGTACCTATCATTTGATAAGCAGTTTGAAAGTCAGCTGTCTTACCAACTTGTACCACACCAATATCATCAGGTCTTCCCTGGATGATAGCACCATTGCCTGCCTTAGCAAGCGTAGCGGGTTTGGTGGTAGAGCTTGGTGAGACAGTAAACACTACCTTAGCAGCTGCTGCGCTGCCTTCAACCATTGCTTGTGACAGAGCTTCAAGTGACTTCAGATCTCCAAGGAACTCTTCCACTCTACCACGTCCATAGACTTCTCCGTCTACGTGGTTAAAACGTAACACAAGCCAGGGGTTAGAATCTACAGGTGCTTTACCCATAGACTTAGGAAGGATCTGATCGTATACCTCTTGATGCCATACCCAGCGATTATTATCTAAGGTACAGTGTGTATAAATATCACATTCATCATTTGGTCCGGTTGTATTATCAGATACCTGGTTGGTAGGTTCTTCTTTGTAATTGGGATAAAATTTTTTAAGTAATTTTTTCGAGATTGTTTCTTTTGTTACAATTTCTATAACATTACCGTTACCATCTCTGTCTACTACATATCGGTTTAACGGATAGAGTTTAAGTCCATCCTTACCCATAAAGACTAGAGCATTACCAGCTACTACAAGATGCTTCAATGCTTGATGAACAACAACACGATCACTAGAAGCTGCAATAGATTCCATGATAGTTCGTTCAATCTTAGCAAATGACAAGTCCATTTCTGATCTAATTTCTGGACCCAATTCTTCAGGTAAATTAATATCATTAACCTGTAGCTTAAAGAAGCTAGTTTGTGGTGGTAGTAAAGCAAGCATTAATTTACTTGCTAATGTTACCACACCTTTAGCTCCTTGTGATTGCCACGGTGTTGTGAGTTTAAGTGAACCTTTAGTAAAGTGCTCATCCTCTCGGATAAGATAAGGTAGTGTTAGATCTGCGGCTTGTCGAGCAGTGTTTAGAAACTGTGAACGGTCTGAAGACAATCTGTCATAACGAGATTTAGCGTTCATTAGATATTAAGAGTATTTGATTGACCTATGTTAAGACTTGAAGCAAGTTGTTTTTGGTCTGATCCCCGTCTTTTACGAATACGGAAAGCGTCTGTACCAGCAGTAGTTGGTGTAGAAGATGCAGGTTGAATTTGTAAGTTAGCTGTTTGACCTGATCGGGATTGGTTAGCAGCAGCAATAGCTTTTGACTTAGCAGCAGCAGCTTGACTGGCATCAAAATCAGCTTGCTGCTTGGCAATTTTATCAGATAATGCTTGAGTTTCAGCACGATACTGTTGAGACGCTGCACTAATTTGTGGCATCAAAGGAGCAGGAGCAGCAGGAGCAGCGGCTGCACCAGCCTGAGCAGGAGGTTGGTAACCACCAATGAAGTCATAAATGCGACGAATTTCATCATCTTTGTTTACGTTTTTGATTCCTGCTGCATCACGCGCTCTACCTAAAAGACCATAGTTGTAAGCATCGTAGTTTGTTACTTGATCGTAACCAGTCTGCCGTCTAGCTCTGCCAGATCCAGCGCCACGCATTTCATAACGTGGGACACTTTTTTTTACAAACCCACTATACATTTGGGTTCTTAGTTGGTTCATTTCTTCAGGTGTAAACTGAGCCATCAGTTCTCCTCCATATAATTAATGACCCACTCAACAACACTGCGTTGACCGGACCTGTACATAATCTTTTCCATTGTATCTTCAGGGTTAGGGTTTGTTGGTGGGAATGATTCTTCTAATGCAGCTAAAAGTCCACGGGAATTCATCCCTAAGACTTCAAGCGTATTGGGGGAGATTGACATTACTATGCTCGAAGAAGGCTGGCATTCGTGCTGATTTAGTTGCAGAAAGTTCAGGGGCTTTGCCCTCATACATTAAGCGATCACTAGAATCAAGCCAAAATTTTTTATCCAAATATTTATCGGTAGTATTAATACCTAGGGGTTGCATTACCCAATTGATAGTTGCCTTGCGGAGTTTATCAAGAGAAGGACTGACAGTAAGCCCCAACTCCCTACAAACAAGGCTATTGGCAGCAACGTGAATTTGTTCATCTCTACTTATATCCGCACTGACTGTTCGCATTCCAGCGTCACCATTAAAGCGCATGAATGGTAAAAGAACGAAGAAAATTGCACGTTCGGCAACCATCGCTTTGAGGATCGTATGATCAGGATGCGCAGTCCAAGCTTCCCTGAGCCTGAGAGCTTCCGATTCAGCTTTTTCATCAACACCGTAAGCATTGGCAATGTAACCAAGTGCCAGGTCGTGATTTTCCTCATCGGTGATATTTGATTCCAATAACTTCCTCGATAGTTTTGGTACGTCGGTAACCAATCCATCACGGATAAAATCTCCCACAGGTAGTTCCATATGTCGTAACGCAAGTGCACGGTGTACCGTCTCTTCCGCCCCTGCCTTGCATAATCCGGCAGTTGTTTGGACTGGTGTCCATTTTCTTTTTCTGTTTAGTAGTTTCTCGTAAGGATTCATTCTTGACAATCACAGGTAATTTCTTCATTTAAAATGTCCTCTAAATAATTTTCTACATCTTCTGCATCTAGTGCAGCATATGCATCTGATTTATCTTGTGTATCACTCATTACTTGTAATGAATAATAGAGGCTTGTTTGCGGGGACCGTAGCCACTCTTCCACGAACGCATTGTCGTAGGTTACCGTATCACTCCATGAATTGAAGCTATAACCGTGAAGAAGCCCTGTGCTATCTAGTAGAGTCATGATGCCATCAGCAACACGTTTGTAAGCTTCCCAGCCTACGTTAGAGGCGATCTCTACGTCACCATAGTTGTAAGTTTGTACTCCGAAAGTACCTGAGTCGCGATCGACTGTCTGCGAGATAGGTGGAGCGATTTCTGGTGTGCAAGTATAGCCATCCAGATCCAAGCTTCGATAACTGCAACTGGCGGTTGGAGCGATAGCAAAGGCTCGAACCATATTATACTCGCGAGCAATTGTGGCTGCTTGTTTAATTCCTGAAGCAATTTGAGAGACAAGTTCATAAGAGGCAGATCGAATAGTTTCATTGTTGTTATATTGATCTAACGCTCTTCCAAATTGTTCGTATGTTACTCCGTACCTTCGTAGGAGATTTGCGAGGCCAAGCATTCCGAGTCCCACCTGTCTATCAATTTCAGGCGAGAGGTATTCTCCAGTATCTCCGACAGCTGTCCTACTATGTAGGCTGCACAATTCGGACATACCTTCAACAAATGCTCGTGGGATGTCGTCGAACTCACAGGCTCCAAGATTGATATGCTGTAGTAGACAGGTACCTCGTGATGGCAGGTATACTTCGAGACAGACGTTACCTCTGATGCGGTTTCCTTCATTGTCATATTTTACTTTGTTTAGCCAGATGTCACCTGATTTGATTCCATATAGTAGGTCTTCCTTGAACGTACAATCCTCCCACCACTCTTTAGTGATGTTGATGCATCGTTTGACCCAAGGTAGTTCCGATCTAGGAGTAGTAATAAACTCCCTAGCATCAGGATGGGATAAGTCAAGGTGAAGAACAATAGCACCGTTTTTGTAGATACCACCACGTCTAAGTATTTCATTTAAAGACGAATAAATTTTACCAAAACTTACAGGACCAGATGCAGTAACACCTGACTTTCTTGTATAACCTTTTGGGTCAAGTTTAGAAAGGTGGATAGCACAACCTGCACCATACCTAAGAGCGTGTGAGGCAAACCTCCAGCTTGCTTCAATACCATTTGGTCCTTCCATTTCATTTTCAACTACAAACACTGTGCAGCTGACTGGTAGGCGGTGTGTAGGATCATCAATCCATGATTGAACCCGACCTGTGCGGGAGATATAATTAGTCATTGAGTAGATCAGTTAGATTTGGAGGTTTGTAGTTTGGTCCTTTTAAGACCTTACCGTCAGGGCGGTAAATAGGTTGTCCATTCTCATCTAGTTTGGACATGTTTGATTTATGAACGCGATCCATAGCTTCATCTAGATCCCAGCCTTCATTAGCAGCAAACTGATAACACACATAGACAAGATCACAAAGCTCTTTTAATTGTTCGTGTTCATCTTTTAAATGAAAGGCTTCGTGAAACTCTGACCATTCTTCATCGATCAAAGATTTCTGAGTCTTCGTCCCATTCGGTGAATTGGGGATCGAGTAAGCGTCCCGGAATTCTTTTGCCTGATTCAAGAGTGTTGTCCCAGTCTGATTGGGTTTTTTCAAGTTCATGTTGTAGGTAATGGATTGCTTTAACTAGGTCTTTTCTTTTGTCTCCTTTGTATTCACAACGGCAGATGTATTTAACAGCATTAGCTTGGAAGAAACTGAGATTTTGATTAACGATAAAGTCTCCTACTTCCCAGTTGTTTCCGTAGTGTTCAGGTGATTGGGCCATTGTTTGACTAAATTTGATACGGTGTTAGCAAGTGCAAAGTTCTGACGTTGTAACGCCATAAACAATGTAATGATGTCTTTTTTATCAGCTTTAGGTAATAGGTCTTCAAGTCTTCTTATCTTGAAGTCCTGTTCCACTGTCAACTTTATAATCGGAGGAGGGGGTAAAAAGGATGGGTTGTTTTGCTCTCCAGTCATAATCATCGTTAGTAAGGATCTTTGCAAGTCTTGCATTTTGTAGTGCGATGTCTTCACCAAGATCCTTCTCGGCAAATGCATCCACAACTGTTTTCCAAGTGTAGCCTTTATCTTCAAACAAAGCAACTGCTCGTTTGATTCCAATACCAGGTACACCACTGTAACCGTCTGTCTGGTCCCCTGCAAGCGCCTGTATGAGGTGCCAACGTTGTCCCTCTGCTTCCTCCACATTCACGGTTTCATCCATGGTGTAGAGCGTTCCAGGTATCTGTCGCATGTCCTTGTCAGGACTAACGATAATGTTCCCAGGATATTTGGTAGCGTAGATACCCATACTATCATCAGCTTCAAGAGTCGGTAGTATTACTACTTCGTACTCATCTTTGAGAGCATTGATAACACGTTTGTATCCACAGGGTTTCTTACGATTACGATGTCCTTTGTAAGCAGGCATGACCTCCTTACGGAAATTAGTACTATCACTAAAGAATAAAACTACCTCAGGAACATCCCACATGAACTTGTTTTTAATTTTATTTAGTTCACGTTTGACTGCTGCGTATGCTTCACTGAATTTGCTGACAACTACAATTACATCATCACCAAAATCAAGGTCTGATTCTGCACCAGCGCAAGCTTTGTAAACAATGTAATCTGCGTCAACAAATAACTTCATTTACCTTGGCCTCTATATTTCTTTTTACCTTTTCGTGGCTTGCTATGTAAACCGTTACCTTGACGGGTTTTCTTTGATGTAAACGGGACTACTGTTTGTACTCCCATCATTGATTTACTTCTCATTAGTGGGTTTCACTCCAGTTGTTTCCGGTTTTTGCTTCGGCGTCGATTTTGATTCTAAGGTTGTAGTATTCTCCAGCTGCGAGACTGCTAAATACCAAGGATGAACATAAGTCAGCTGCCTGTTCAGGGGCACACTCGAATTGCAATTCGTCATGTACAAAGGCTAGTTGAGAACAACATAAATTTAATTCTTTGATGTTTTGTTGATTGATAACCATCCAACGTTTTGCCAGGATGGCTGAGTTACCTTGAAGGCAGTAGTTTAACGCTTTATGCGGGCTATCCACCATAATTTTTCTGCCATCGATAGCTTTGATAAATCCTCTTTCTGAAGCTGTCTTGATAGACGCCAAGAGTTTATCGAGTCCATCAATTGCGTCAATATATGCCGCTCTGATTTCCTTACCTTTTTTCTTGGCTTTCTGGGATGAAAGAAGTTTGTCATAGCTGTGTCCAATTTTTTCATTGCCTGCCCATGATCGTGACTGGGAAAC